CATGACAAAATCGCGCGCCTCGCATGCGCGCGTATGATTTTTTTGGGAGGTGAGATAATGGCTAAAATAAGCGAGCTCGCAGTACGCAAGTCGCTGATCGCGCAGCTCGAACGAAACGGCACGACGGACAAGCACTATATAGACCTTGTCGACGACTATATGCGTTTGTGGCGCATCAAAGACAAGTTGCAGGAGGATGTTGCGACGCGTGGCGCAAAAGTCGAGGTGCATACCGCGTCGTCGGTCAATATAAAAACAAACGACTCGGTGCTTGATTTGCTAAAAGTCAACGCGCAGATGCTTAAAATCCTTGAAGCGCTGAATTTGAAGCCGGTCGAGGAGCCGCACAACGCGCCGGATGATGATGACGATGAAATGTAAAACCGGTTGCCCGTACATAGACAATTATCACGAAGACATACGGACAGGGCGCGTTAAAGCGTCAAACGCATTAAAACTCGCGGTTGATTACATCGAGCGCAAGCTAAACAACCCCGATGTTTTTATAGACAACGACCGAATCGAGAAAGCCAAAGAGCTTATCGAGCGGTATTTCGGTTATACGTTGCTGCCGTGGGAAATGCACATTTTGGCGCTTGTGCATTGCTATTATAAGTCGTCCGACACGGTTGTTTTTAACCAGTTTTTTATAATGGTCGGGCGTGGAAACGGCAAAAACGGCTTTATATCGGGGTTGGTTTGGTATCTTACAACGCATTATCATGGCGTAAAGGGATATAACGTCGATATTATTGCAAACAGCGAGGAACAAGCAAAAACGTCGTTTGAAGATATTTATGAAGTTCTTGAGAAAACGAAAGAGAAATCGAGCAAATTTTTCAAGTGGAATAAAGAAGAAATCAAAAACTTACGCACAAACAGCTATATAAAATACAATACGTCAACCGCGAAGAAAAAAGACGGAAAGCGCTCCGCGTGTTTGGTGTTTGACGAAGTGCATGAGTATGAGAACGCCGCAAAAATAGGCGTTTTTCGTTCGGGCTTCGGCAAACGTAAACACAGCCGCATATTTAAAATCACAACAAACGGTTATGTGCGTGAGGGCGTGCTTGATGACGACCTGCGTCTGGCGAACGATGTTTTAAACGGCATTGTTACAGAGATAGGGCTTTGCCCGCTGCTGTATCAAATGGACAGCGACGACGAGTGTCTGAATCCCGAGCTTTGGGAAAAAGCAAACCCGTCTTTAAGGTATTTCCCGACGTTGCAGCATGAAATGAAGACGGAGTTTGTGGAAATGCGCTACGACAAGCAGACGGAGCTTGACTTTTATACCAAGCGCATGAACCGCCCGAGAACAAAGGAGGAGTTGCCGGTCGCAAGCCGCGAGGATATCGAAGCCACAAACCGCGCGTTGCCCGACTTAACCGGAAAACCGTGCATCGTCGGCATCGACTTTGCGATGCTCAACGACTGGGCGGCGGTCAATTTTCACTTTTGGGACGACGACATGCGATACGATATCGGGCGTTACTGGGTATGCACTCAAAGCCCCGATATATCGCGCATCCGCGCACCGTGGCAGACATGGGAGCAATGCGTTGCGGTTGACGATCCGGAAATCAGCCCTTATCTACTCGCAGAGTGGATTGCGGAAATGGGGCAGAAATACAGCATACAGAAAATCTATGTTGATAACTTCCGTCTTGCGTTGCTTTCAAAGGCGCTTGACGAGATAGGTTATTCGGTGAATAGGGGAAATCTTGTTATAACCCGCCCGTCTGACGTTATGAAAATAGTACCGGTTATTAACTCGGCGTTTATCAATCGTCAACTTGTGTGGGGCGATAACCCCGCATTGAGGTGGGCGACGAACAACACGAAGCTCATACCGTCCGGACGAAAGGAGGGTACGGAAACAGGCAACTATGTCTATGGCAAAATCGAGGGCAAGAGCCGCAAAACCGACCCGTTTGATGCGTTTGTGCGCTCGATGATTGGCGAAAAGGAGCTTTATACGCTCTCCGGCTCGGTGTTTGACGATCTGCCGGTGATTATCGGTTAAGGAGGTGAGGGACGGTGTGACAATACTTGATTACATAAGCGGGTTGTTTGCCAAAAAGCAGAAAAATGTTATCTCATGGAGCGAGCTCAACGTGCAGATCGCGGATACCATTAACGAGGTCTGGGCGCGAGAGCTTGCGTTTTGGTCGGCGGTGACGCTACAATCGTCGGCGCTGACGCAATGCGAGTTTCGGACTTACGAGGGTGGCAAAGAAAGAACAACAGGACCCGAGTACTACCTATGGAACGTGGAGCCTAACCGAAACCAGAATCGGCAAGAGTTTCTCCGTGAACTTGTAGCGAAACTATATCGGCATAACGAGGCGCTTGTTATCGAGTGGGGGGACGAGCTATTAATCGCGGACAGTTACGAGCGCGTACCCTATGCGCTGTACGAGGACGTTTTTAAAAGCGTCACTGTCAAGGGATTTACTTTTTCGCGGGACTTTGTGCAATCGGAAGTGCTGTATTTTAAACTCAACAGCGCGGATGTTATGTCGGTTGTAGACTCGGCAAACGCGGCGTATTCCAGGCTTTTGGGCTATGCGATTAACGCATACCAAAAGTCACGCGGCACAAAGGGCATATTTAAGTATGACGCGCTCCCGCAAAAGGGCACAGAACAAGAAGCGCGGTTTAATGAGCTCATCAACAAGCGGATTGGTGAATGGCTCAAGAGCGACGCGGCTGCGTTGCCGCTCGGCAAGGGGCAAGAGTGGCAGGAGCTACAGCACAAGACTTACACCAACGAGAGCACTCGCGACATACGGGCTCTTGTTGATGATGTGCTTGACTTTACTTGCCGAGCAATGGGCATACCTCCGGCGTTGGTGCGCGGCGATGTTGCCGGCATAGATGATGCTATTAAACTTTGGCTGACCGTGGGTATTGAGCCGCTTGCGTCGCTGCTCGAAGCCGAGATTAACCGCAAGCGATACAAATATAGCGGTTTTAGAAACGGCAACCGGCTTGAAATCTACACGGGCAACATTAAGCATCACGACATACTCGACACCGCTGCGTCAATTGACAAACTTATTGCGTGCGGATGGTCGCCAAACGAAGTGCGCCGTGTTTGCGGTGAGCCCACGATCAACGAGGAGTGGGCAAACAGGCACTATGTGACAAAGAACTATGCGCCAACAGACGAACAAGGAAAGGAGGGGAACGAATGAAGTATTACATGCTTACAACCTCGGGCAACACGGCTGAAATCTATATCTTTGGCGACATTACGTCGTGGGAGTGGTTTGACAGCGATGTGTCAAGCTATACGCTATCGCGCGAATTGCGCGAGCTCGATGTAGACGAAATAATCGTACACATCAACAGCTACGGCGGCGAAGTAGCCGAGGGGCTTGCAATCTACAACATGCTTAAAAATCACCGTGCAAAGGTGCGCACGGTGGTTGATGGCTTTGCGTGCTCCATTGCATCTGTAATCTTTATGGCGGGCGACGAGCGCGTCATGAACTCGACATCGCTGCTTATGGTGCACAATGTATGGACGCTTGCCGCGGGTAACGCCGCCGAACTGCGCAAACAGGCTGACGACCTCGACAAAGTCATGGAGGCTGTCTACGCCGCGTACCTTGAGAAAATCAACATCGGCGCGGACGAACTCAAACGCCTGCTCGACGGCGAAACATGGATAACGCCGACCGAAGCGCTTGACATGGGCTTTGCGACGTCGGTTGTATCTACACAGCAGCAGGCGGGCAAGGCGGCCGCGAGTGCACGCAAGACGGCATATCAGCGCATAACCGGCGCGATGCGCGCGCCCGAACCTGCGCACGAGCCGCAGGCAAATAACCTGCCGCCCGCGGAGCCCGAGCAGAAACCCGAACGCAAGAACAATGTTTTAAAATTTTTCAGCGCGTTAGCGCAAGGAGGAAATGTGGAATGATGAATCTTGATACGAAAGAACGTGAAAAGACCGCAATCTTTAATCGCATAAACGAAGCCGTCAAGAACGGTGACGAGGCGGCATTTGCAACTGCGTTTGCTGACTGGACAAAGTACGTCGAGGATGCCGTGCTCGCCGAGGCACGCGGGCTTGTCGACGCGTACGACAACAAGGTGCTTGCCGGTCGCGGCGTGCGTCAGCTTACTTCAGAGGAACGCAAATTTTACGACGCCTTTATCGCGGCTGCGAAATCCGCAATACCGCAGATGGCGTTTACGGGCACTGATGTAATACTCCCCAAGACGATAATCGACAGCGTTTTTGAGGATGTTGTTAAAGAGCATCCGCTGCTTTCGTTTATTGATTTCCAGCCGACCGCGTGGCTGACTGAAACCCTTATCAGCACGACAAGCG